TCAACACTCATTTTCCTGATTGGAGAAGAATACTAAATGAGTTGCAGAGGTATTCTGTCTCTGGTGAAATTGATGCTGGTATTCTCGTCAATCTGAATGAGAAGAACATCAAAGACCTCATGGGGATGATGAAGAACAAGGAATTCACGAATGTTCGTAAATGGGTTGTCGATAATATTGATAATGATCCTGTCACTCTGTTTCGTGCTGTTTATGATAGCATGTATGATTATCTGGAACCTTCTACTATTCCTCATGTGGTTGTCATCCTTGGTGAGTACCAGTATAAGAATGCTTTTGTCGCAGACGCAGAAATTAATATGGTGGCGTGTCTGACTGAGATTATGGCAAGGGGTAAGTTCAAATGATATGTGAAATCTTTGATAATCTACTGGAACCACATGTAGCAGAACTGATTGACATTGAGATTAGAAAAACTCATTGGAAGTATGATTATCACTCCAATCAAAAAATTGGTATTCAACCACATTGGCATGTTCTTTGTGGTCATGATGAGGAAGAGGTTCGGAATAATCAATATGACTTTCTTCTTCCTATCTGGGATGCTGCTGCATACAAACTCAAACTGAAAGATCGGTTTGATATTGTTGGGTGGAAACGTCTATACATGAACGCACACACGTTTGGTGTGGAACCACACATGCATACTGATGATGGTGACTTCACCATGATGTATTATCCTCGCATGGATTGGCAATCAGAATGGCTTGGTGGCACTGCTATTTGGGATGACGAAGGAAAGAACATTGCAGAATATTCCAACTATGTTGGTAATCGTCTTTTGATTTTCCCTGCAAGTAATAAACACCAAGCAATGCCAGTGTCTAAGTATTGTTATGAACTACGCAACGTTGTGGTGTTCAAACTTTATGTGGATGGTGCAAATGTCGATAGACTTGATTTCTACAAAGATTGACTTTCTGGAGTCGATTGGATGCGGTGAGACAATGCATAGTGGACGAACCCTTCTAGAACATTTGATTGGGACATACAAAATTCTAGATGAGGGGTTCGCTCCACTTCATGTTTGTGATGCTGGTCTATTTCATTCAGTCTATGGAACCGCGTATTTTAAACCCAAAACAATATCCCTAGATAATAGAGATATTGTGAAAGACATTATTGGTGAGGAAGCAGAGAACTTGGCATTCATGTTCTGTGTTATTCCATCTCCAAGATTTGATAATATTATGAGCCTCACAGATGAGAAGTTACGAGATGAACTTCTCATGATTGAGGATGCGAATAGGGAAGAACAGTTTTATGCCAGAGTTGAAGGACTATCTTAATGCCATTAATCACACGAAGGAAAAACTTCTAGACAGTGACGATGAGGATTGGGAGAAAAAATACCCGCCATTTGTTGTAAATAAGTGTGTCTATCCATTTCAAGACACAATCATGTTGGTGAATGAGATTAACCAACTACCACATCTTGATAAGAAACTACAGTTCGACTTTCTACTAAATAGTGTCAGGTCGAGGCGACGTTTTTCGCCTTGGTTGAAGGCGAATAAACTAGATAATCTAGAGGATGTAAAAGAGTATTACGGTTATAGTAACGAGAAAGCAAAGCAGGCTCTTGATATTCTAACGGATGAACAAATCGCCACCATAAAACAAAAATTAAATAAAGGTGGAATGAGAAAATGAGTGAAGAAGAAAATATTAATTGGACACAGGAGCAGATGCTTGAGGTTACTCTTAAGGAACCAGATGACTTTCTAAAGGTGCGTGAGACACTTTCCCGCATTGGTGTTGCTTCAAGAAAAGAACGAACACTATATCAGTCTTGTCATATACTGCACAAGCAGGGACGTTACTTCGTGACCCATTTCAAAGAATTATTTGCCCTCGATGGAAAACAAACAAGTATTGCAAGTAATGATATTGCAAGACGCAATACAATTGCTAATCTACTACAGGATTGGGGACTTGTAAATATTGTTGGTGAACTTGGTGAGACTGCACCTCTAAGTCAAATCAAAGTATTATCTTACAAAGAAAAGAATGAGTGGACTTTAGAGACTAAGTATTCGATTGGTAAAAAGAAAGATACTTGACAACATAATTACTGAATGATATACTCTTTACTATGAAATCTAAACTAACTACACCTCTAAGATATCCCGGCGGTAAGTCCAAATGGACAGACCTTCTCTATGAGTATCTTCCAGACATGAGGAACTACGAGGAATGGCGCGAACCATTTCTTGGTGGTGGTAGTTTTCCCATTGAGATTACGAAGCGTTATCCAGACATCCGTATCTGGGTAAATGATTTGTATCCTGCACTCTTTAACTTCTGGACTCAACTACAGAGCAGCGGCGCAGAGATGTCTGAACGTCTTCTAGAAATCAAAGACAGTTGTGTGAGTAGTGAAGTAGCCAAGACCACTCTTGGTGAACAGAAAGAAATCATCAACGATGATACAAGCAGTAAGTTTGATAAAGCAGTTGCATTCTACTATGCGAACAAAAACAGTTTCAGTGGTCTAACCGAGACAGGAACATTTTCTGAGTCTTCTCATGAAATGACTTTTACCAGAAATAACATAATGAAACTTGCATCGTTCCAAAAGTTGATACGCAACTGGAAGATTACAAACGAAGACTATAGTGTGTTGTTGGAAAAGTCCCCAAAGACTTTCGTGTATCTTGACCCACCCTATGAGTTGACAAAACAGAATGCAAACAACCTATATGGTAAGCGTGGGAGTATGCATGAAGGATTTGACCATGACCTTTTCGCAAAACACTGTAACGAGTCTGGTATGGACTGTATGATTAGTTACAATGCAGACCAATCTGTTAAAAACCGATTTGATGGTTGGGAACAGACAGAGTTAGATTGGACTTATACAATGAGAAGTGTAGGAGAATATATGGAGAAACAGAAAGACCGAAAAGAACTTTTGCTGCTGAACTATAAAGTTGAGCAGGGAAGCCTAGAGGCGTTTATTTAACGTCTATATAATAGTACCAAGAGAGATAACCGCTACTGCAATCATCTCTCTTTATTAAAGGCAATTATGCCAACAATATAGGAGAAGACCATGGCTACTAACGTAGTTGACATAATTCGTGATGACGAATCAAAACTATACATAGGTGAGCGTTTCGCTCCACAACCCCCAAAGTCAAAAGTTTCAGATCAGATGATTGATATCAGTCAGTATGGTGATCCCGGCCCAATCCGTGATCGTGCTGGTAACATTCTTGCAGATTTTCAATATCACAAGTTTTTAGACCTTAATGATATAGACACAGAAACGGAAGAGTTTGATCAGATTGGTATCAAACAGGGTGATAAAGTAGATGAAGAAATTGACAGAATGGTTGATTCTCTACGAATTAAGGGATGGTTGAAAGAAGATGAACTTCCATTTTTTGACGAAAATGACCTTCCTATTGAGGGAAGAGTTCGCACAAAGTCGATGAAGCGAAAGTCTTCAGATGTTCCTACCGTATACGGTGTTGACGCAAGATGGATGCCTGTTTCAGTTTTTAGGTGGAGAGAAGGTGTTACACTAAGACAGAAGAGGGCTCTTATAGAATCAAAAAACACTCGTCCTCCTCGCACCACACAAAATCGTAATACCTTTATTAATGCTGGTGCTTACCTCTGTTCGCAAGGGGAACTTGATCCGTATGATATAAAAGACGTAGACCGATACGTTAGATACGAATCTAGTGCTTCAGACGTATTCACCGATGATGGGGGAAACCTAGCAAAAATTGTTAATGGGATTATGAAACGTGGTCAATCATCAAAAAATGGTGTTTTGAATACAAAAACTCTTTCCAGAGCTGGTTGGGTGGAGAAGGTAACAAATGATGGATATAAGTTGGAGAATAAAAAACTTGTTCTTACCTCAGTTGATGAGGTAACTTATGCATATCGTGCTTTGACTGAGCACATTTTGCCTGCTATAAGACAAGATAAAAATCCTGTAAAGTTTATTCTTTATACAAACAAGGATGATGCTAATGAAGCAAAAGATGCAATGAATTCTTTTGTTGCGTTGATTGATCAGTTGTGGGAAGATGTTTTTGGTGGTGTTAATAAGATCACTAAGGCAAATTTCAATACATCAGATTTTGATAAACCGTATATTATTTTGGGTGCTGTGCCACAGGTAATTGGACGACATAATCTGGATAGTATCAAACTTATTCCAATCGACAAATATTAAGACTCTAATACTAATCGGTTATAAATAAGACAGAGTGGGGTTGCAACCCTTCTCTGTCTTTGTTATATGGATCAATCGGGAAGAATAAAAAAATGGGTATTACCGACTACGGCAAACAGTTACGGCGGAATAGGGTTCAACTAGAGAATCCTTTGGACAAAATCCAAAATTTCTTGCACGAAGCAAAGAAACCCCGTGGTGAGGAATTTGAGAATATCATCTGTGTTGCTTACAATATGAAATCTTTGGGTCAGAGCAAAGAACAAGCAATTAAGTCTGCTGACACTAAGTGGGACGATGAAAAATATAATGATTGGTTGGGTGTAGGGGATAAAATAGTACAAAATTCATTTCCTAGTCCATCAGGCACCATGAAACATTTTGGTTCTGGTAACGCTGAATTGAATCCAAAATGGAACTCTTATTTTATTCAAACTACAGGAAAACCCGCTGGACGCACTACAAAAACACCAAAAACCGACATGTACATTGGTGGACAACGTATTAGTCTTAAAAAATACGGTGGTTCCCAATTAATGTCTGGTGGACAGGCAGAAACGCTTGCTACTCTTGCCGCAGCATATGATAATCTCCCCGCAAAAACAAAATCATCTGCACTTGATAAATCTTGGAATGATCTGACTAAGAGAATTGAAAAGGATTTTATCAAGTTCAAATTGCCCGCTGGTAAACGAATTGGTGATTATAAATCAGCAATTAATGCTGGTGTTGATGATGACCTAACAAATTTTGTAAAAGATGCGTTAGAGAGACAAACTGAAATGACCAAGGCACTTCAAGATTTGTTATCTACTCCAGAGGTAAACAGAGAAGTTGTTCGTGAGGCTATGACAGGAAATCAAAAGTTTAAAGACCCATTACCAATCGCATCACATATCTTAAAATTTGATGAGGACGGTAAGTCAAATTATATTGAAATTGATAACAAGTATGTTGATTATGTTGCATCACAAACATCGTTCAACATATCATTTAAGACTGGCGGTACAGGTAAGGGTGCTTGGACTGCCACGAAAGCTATATTTAAAGAGGCGTATGAGTATGCACATAAGGAGTGTCTACAAGAGGCATTGTTCGATAGGGTAGTAAAGGGTGTTAAATCTGGTGTGAATTTCTTAAAGAACATAGTTAAAAAGATGTTAGACTTCATATGGAAAAAAGTTAAGTCATTACTTGTTTCCAGTATAGGTAAGGTGTTAGAAATATTAGGATTAAGAATTGACGTAACGAATGGCGATCCAAAGGTAAATTTCTGATGAAAAACTTTATTGATATCTACGAAAAGAGGGTAGATGTAATTCAACGCAAGAAGCAAGCAAGACGTATGGCAAAGTTGGCAAAGTCACCATCTTTTCAGTTGAAGAAAAAACGTGCATTGTTAAAGTTTAGAAGTGCAGATAAAATAGATGCCGCCGCAAGAAAAAAGACGATCCAAAGCTTCAGAGATCGCTTCTACCCACAGTATAATGAAATGTCACTTCAACAACGTTCGGTTGTGGACCAGAAATTGCTTCAGAAATTTGGCGCCAAAATAGACAAGATTAGTAAAAAGATGGCCATGCGTCTGAAGAAAGACGAAGTAGAGAGAGTTAAACAAGCTCGCGCAGCACAGAGAGAAGACTCATGAAAAAGTTTAGAGAGTTAGCAGAAGTTCAATCTAAGGTTGTAGTAATGGCTTTCGGGAGAATGAATCCGCCCACAATTGGCCACCTCAAACTCGCAGATAAAGTAAAGTCTGTTGCTGGAAGTAATCCATATAGGATTTACTTGAGTCAAACAGTTGGGCCGAAAGACCCACTCAGTTGGCCCAAGAAAATCGCTTGGGCCAGGAAGTCATTTGGAAGTAAACATGCTAAGTCTATTATGGCAGACAAAGAAGTTAAAACATTTATTCAGGCTGCCGAAAAGTTGTATAAAGAGGGATTTACTCAACTAATAATGGTGGCCGGAAGTGATAGAATAAAAGAATTTCAAACCCTACTTGACCGATACAACGGAAAACCAGACAAGAAAGGTAAAGTTGTATTTGACTTTCCAGATGGCGTCACGGTTGTATCCAGCGGAGAGCGCGATCCCGATTCGGCAGACCCAACAGAAGCGATCAGCGCCAGCGTCATGAGGGCCGCAGCGCAATCTGGAGACTTTGATACTTTCAAGAAAGGAAGTCCACTTAAAGAAACTGATGCTAAGAAACTCTACCTTGAGGTTCGCAAAGCAATGGGTGTCCGTGAAGCAAAAGAAAACCTCGACATAACCTCAGATTACGATTTAATTCGTGATGCATACCTACGAGGAGAGTGGGGGAATATCGGAGACATCGTAGAAGCAAATGGTTTCAGTGGTGAAGTGGTTCGTCGAGGAACTAATTATCTTTCATTCGTTGATAAAGAAGACGGTAAGTTTCACAAAGCATTTTTACACCAAATTGATGAACGTGCCTGGTATAGTGCTTTAGGTGGTAAAATTCAGAAAAAAGTTGCACCTAGAGAATTCGAAAAAATGGCAAAGCAATACGTTGCCCTAGCAAAGAAACCTGAGTATAAGGGGAAACCTAATCTTGCTGCAGCTCAAATTGCATTACAGTATAGAGATGTAAATCCTCGTACTCTTATCTCATACATCAACGATCTTGTTATGCAGGGTAAGTTGCCAAAGGAACTTCGTGCAAATTATATGCCCACGTTCAAGGAAGCAACCTCTGTAAAACAGGACAGCCAGATTAAAGACCGGCCCGGAACGCAACCCAAAAAATATTATGCAAAGGATGCCGAAGGTGATGAAATGTCCAAGTCTACTAAGCAGGCAAGGGCAAGACATTTTGAGAAGGGTGCAGATAAGGACGATAATGATCCTAGTGCATACAAACCCGCACCCGGCGACAAGAGTGCAAAGACTAAACTATCAAAGCACACAAAGAAAGTTCGTCAGATGTATCCAGACCTCTATGATGAGGCCCGCGATTATAAGAAAGAGTATGCCAATTACCACTCAAAACCAGAACAGATTGAGAGACGTTCATCACGCAACAAGGCTCGTCGCATCATGGGTGATAAGGCAGTCAAGGGTAAGGACATTGGACACAAGGATAACAATCCTCTAAACAATGATCCAAAGAACCTTCGCAATGAAGACCCATCAACCAATCGCAGAGAACCAAGACTGCGTGAAGGTGCAGCAGATAGTTCTCTTGCAAAGAAGGCAGATAAGTCTGGTATCTCAGTGAGTATTCTCAAACAAGTTTACAATCGTGGTGTTGCTGCATGGCGCACAGGACACAGACCAGGCACAACTCCAGAGCAGTGGGGACATGCTCGTGTAAACTCATTCATATCAAAATCCTCTGGAACTTGGGGTGGTGCAGACAAAGACCTTGCTGCAAAGGCAAAGGGTAAGAGTGAGTCTGTTGATCTTGGTGAGAGTTGGAAACCAAGTACAATGAGTGGTTACTCTGCACTTATGTTTGCAAAGGAATTTCCAGAACATGAAGTGAAAGGTGCATTCCAGTATCATCCAGATGTTCTAGATGAAATTGATGAGGGTCTATGGGACAACATTCGCAAGAAGCGTGAAAGAATTAAGAGTGGTTCTGGTGAGAGAATGAGAAAGAAGGGTGAGAAGGGCGCACCCACACCAGACCAGATTCAGAAAGCACAGGAAGAGGCATGTTGTGAGGACTGCGAGACAGAATCCATTCTTATTGAAAACAACCAGTATCGTGTAGGTTCTGAAGCATACTTTGAGTATTTCAATGACATGCGAAAGATGTATAATGAAGGTCGTCTAGAAGTTACGGGTTTTGACAAGGAACTCATGGAAGGTGATCTTGGTGAGTTCGCAACCTATGAAGAACAGGTTGTTCCTCTAGAGTGTCCTATGGTGGAATCAGAGTATCAGGGTAAAGATGTAGAACTCAATAAACCAAAGGCTGGTGGTCCAAAGAAATACTATGTGTATGTGCGTGACCCATCAACAGGTAACGTAAAGAAGGTTACATGGGGTGACACAACAGGTCTAAAGGTGAAACTGGATGACAAGGAAGCAAGGAAGTCTTTTGCTGCTCGTCACAAGTGTGATCAACAGAAGGATAAGACTAAGGCTGGATATTGGGCATGTAATCTACCAAGATATGCATCTCAACTTGGACTTTCTGGTGGAGGAAACTTCTATTGGTAAATCCTTATGATGATAAATATATAGATGGAAAAATAATTCGTTCTTTTAGTCGATTTGTTGAAAATACAGAGTTAATTTGGCATAGAGACAAGAAGAACAGAGAAGTAAAAGTTTTATACGGAGAAGGTTGGCAATTTCAGTATGACAACGAACTACCAAGACCTCTGAGTGTCGGAGATAGTTTGTACATTGCAAAGGAAACATTTCATAGACTACTAAGGGGGGATACCACTTTAGTATTGGAGATAAAAGAAAATGACTAGTTACAGACAATCAATGAAAGACACGCTAGAACTCATGAATCTAATGCGTGAGGCATCTCTTTTAGAAAGAGACTTAACTCCTGACGAAGAGAAGCGTAGAGAAGAGATTGCAAAAGACCTTCCTGACGATGACTTCAAGAAGCGTTATGGTGATAAGTGGAAGTCAGTTAAGATGGCCACTGCAACCAAGATGATGAAGAACGAAAAGGTTGAAGTTGATGACGAAGATGATGATGAGGGTGATGAAGAAGAAAAATTGACTCGGCCAGGTGGTCCTATGGATGAAGCAAAGTTCTCTGCAAAAGAAATTAAGATGGCAATCGGTATTGCATCTGACAAACGTTACAAGGGTGGTAACATGACAGGTGCTGCGGATGCAATTGACAAGATTAAGCCTGGTCTATCAGACCACCCACAAGTTCGTGCAGTTCTTCGTAGACAGAATGAAGAGACTGAACTTGATGAGGTAGGTGGTTCTGCGTTTGGTGGAACGATTGATAAAATTCAAAAGGTTGTTGATGACAAACAAGCAATGAAGATTGATGGTGTAATGGTTGATACATTTACCGCATCATTAATTATGAATATCTTTAATAAGGTAAACAAGCAAAATCAAGACAAGATGAGGAAAATGAAAGTCACTCAACTTGCTAATGCAGCATATAAATTGGCAGGAGTGAAAGAAGAAGTTGAACTTGATGAAGATGCTTCAAATTTCAAATCTGCTGTTGCTCGTATTAAGAAAGCAAAAAGTGCTAAAGATTTAAAGAAACTTGAAAAATCTTTTGAACGTGTATATAAACAAACTGATGCACTTACGGATAAAGAGTTTGGGCAACTTGATGATATGATTTCCGACAAATTAGTAAAATTTGGTGAAGAAGTTGAACTTGATGAAGGTAAGATGCAAGATATGTGGCAGAAGAAGAATGCCAAGTCACTTTCAGTTGGTCCCTTTGAACTTCTTCGTGGTAAGAGTGGTGTTCATACCATTAAACAGAGTGGTAAGGTAATCGGTGACTTCTCATATGACGATGAGGCAGATAACTTTGTTGCAAACATGAAGGGTATGAAAGGTCAATGGACGGGTAACGATATCGACTCTCTTTTCACTCATCTTCAGAAGGTTCACAAGGAAGAAGTTGAGATTGAAGAAGCATCTGCCGCTGCTGATGCTCGCCGTGCAATGCGCCGTGACCCAGATATGAAACAGAAATTCTCAAAAGATGTATCTGCAACTGACGATGACAAGAAGGCTGCATCAAAGAATATCATGGTGCAGATGAGAAAGGCACAGTCACTCGGTTATTTTGATGTTGAGTTCCAAGATGGAAAGAAGATCAAAATTCCTGCAAAGTTGGCAATCGCAGTTCAACAGAAATACAACGCAATGCGTAAACCCGCAGACAAAGAGAAATTCCAAGCAAAGATTGGTAAGTCTTATCGTGATATGTTAAACGCACTTAAGGAAGAAGCAGTGTCCCCTGCACAACAGGCCGCCATTGCAATTTCTAAGAAAGAACGTGGAGAGAAACCCAAAAAAGAATCTATCCTAGACAGGATTGATAGAAAAATCAAGGAGAATAAAAATGGGTAAGAAGTATTTTGATACAAAGGAAGGAACCCTTGAGTCTTCTGTCCTTAACGTCTGGGCAGAGGCTGCAAAGAAAAGTGAGTCAATGGATAAGGTAAATCCAAAGGCACTCAAGAAGGACTTCGATGACCGCAAGGACAAGGACATCGACAATGATGGTGATGTGGATGATTCTGATGAGTATCTACATAATCGTCGTAAGACAGTCTCAAAGGCAGTTAAGAAGGAAGAAGTTGAACTTGATGAAGCTTCGGTTACTGTTGATTTGGAAAATGATGATCCAAAGTTGTTGAAAGACATTAAAAGAATGGGTCTTAAAATAAAAGATAACGGCAGTAGTGGTAATGATGGCTATAATGAGTACACAATTACAGGTCCAGATGCAAAGTTAAAAGCAGGTGGTAAAAAGTTTGGTTGGGATCAGCAAGTTGAGTCCTATGAGATCGGCACAGATGAGTATCGTGACCATGCACTAGACACAACTCCCGGCCAGTCTCTAACATGGGGTACTGCAAATGCATATAAGCAGGCATCCATGAAAGAAGCACTTGCAAAAGTTTGGGGTTTAGACGAAAAAAAACTTGACAAATCTGAGGAATCTGATATAATAGCACCAGTAAAAGGCAAGAAGTCCATGACAGGTGGAAAGGTTGCTGATGTTGATGTTGACCCTGAGATGAAGAAAGAAGATAAGTGAAGACACTACTTGAAGTAAGACAGATTTCAGAAGCAGAGTTACCTACTATTTTTTGTGATATGGATCAAGTTCTTGTTGACTTTATCGGTGGTGCAGAGGACGCAATTGGTGAACCTTTTGCAACTTCCGATAAAGATCAACGTTGGAACAAGATTGCAAACACAAAAGGTTTCTGGGCAAATCTTCAATGGTTATCTGGTGGTAAACGTTTGTGGGATTTTATCAGTAAGTACGATACTGAAATCCTATCTGCATATTCTAACCGTGATGGAACTTCACGGAATGGAAAACTGAAATGGTTATCCAAGAATACGAAGATTAAACGTGGTAAAATTAATCTTGTCATGCGTTCTGATAAACAGAAATATGCGACAACGAATGGTAAACCAAATGTATTGATTGATGATTATATCAAGAATATTAACGAGTGGGAAGCCAAAGGTGGAATCGGTATCCACCACACTAATGTGAGTAAAACCATTTCAGAACTTAAACGTCTGGGGTTTAAATAGTATAAATAGACAAACAAACTCTATAGAGTAAGGAGAAAGACAATGGGTTTATGGGGAGCTTCGGACGCAGATGAGTCCAAACCAAAAAATCTAACTACAGCAGAGAAGAAAGAAGTATTTGCGACCACAGCAGGTTGGGTTCGTGAAGCAGGAAATGCCTCGTCTGGTAACGATAATGCAAACGCAGACCCAGAGGTTCTAGTTGCAATCGGTGGACTCACTACCTCACTTGGTGCTGCTACAATTGACAGTGTTGACCTCAATACTACTGTTGCTGATAAGTCTGATGGATTTACACTCAGTGTTACGGTTCGATACAATGAGGCAGTTGATGTTGTCACAACAGGTGGTACACCAACAATTGCTGTTACCAATGGTAACGAAGGTACAGGTACAGGTCGTGGACCACACACCCTATCTTATGTTTCTGGTACTGGAACAAACGAACTTCTGTTCACACTTGCAATTGCTGCTGCTAATGCCGCAACAAACGAAGATGACGTTCTTTCAGTTGGAGCACAGAGTGTTGCACTAAACAGTGGTACAATTAAGGATGCTGGTACAGCAACAAATGCTGAACTTGTCATTACTTCTGCACAGGGTACTGCTGCCGGAACCGTTACTGTTACTGCATAATAGTTAACTAAACTTTATAATGGAGATATTATGATTGACGAAGAGATGATTAAGAATCGCATGGAAGTTCTAGTAGAGGATGTAAAGTCTGTACGAGAACGGATTGCAAATGCTGAGAAGCAGATTATGGATGATAAGGCAACGTTAAACGCACTGTTGGGAGCATACCAACAGTGCGAGGCGTTCCTCAAAGAAATTAATGATGAAATAAGTGATGAGGAATGATGCGTTCATGTCCTCAGTAACATTCCCACGATAGTGTGGGTTTATATAAGGAGAAGCCAAAATGGCAGACAAGAAGATTACAGCACTAACAGACCTTTCTACAGGTATTGCTACCGCTGACCTTTTCCACGTTGTTGATGACCCAAGTGGTACACCA